GCCCAGTAACGAGCAGTAGTCTTATCTTTTGCAGTAGAACATTTATGCCTGGCACGAAACGAAGCTCTTGCTTTAGGATTGTTTTTACGAACAGGCATATTTGGGTCACCAAACATTATCTTCTTCACCTTGCCATTAGACATAACAAAAACTTTTTTTGACTTACGCCCATAACCTGGTTCGCCTTTCCTAATAGCACTAGGACTATTTAGCTTGACCTTCATTCCACGCCATTCAGCCATTAGTACCTTCTGCCTCCACGCCTCTTTCCAGACATTTTTTTCTTTTTCTTCTTACCATACATTATGTGTGTGTTCTCCTAACTATACTATATCTTGTATGAGTGATTATATAAAAGGAAATAAATATCCTAATTACAAACCCTCTACTTCTTATACTAGTGGAAGAATTTGTTTGCAGGAAGGCTGCGATACTGTTATATCAAAATATAACAAGTATAGATATTGTAATAATCACAAAACAAAAGTGTACCCAAGAATCAAAGGCAGAAAAGCCCCTACTGATTTACAAGAACCAGGTGCGTAAAAAAAATTTTTTTTAACAATACCCTAGACTAGCTAGGGCATATACAGGGAGGAACATGAATAAAGAAATCATGTTATCTTCATTATAGCAAAAAATGGTTAATGAGTTGCCCCAAAAACCATTTCTTGCATATTATTTAGTATATCCCACATACAGGTACTTGTATTATATTATCTCTGTGTTATTATTCAACTAGAAATATTATTTAGGAGTAGATAGATACAGGTAAAGAGGGCATCAGGAGCACAAAAGGCTTACCAGGGAAACCTGACCAACTAGAAAGACAAGTAAGCTACCCAAGGTCTAAACCAAACTAAGTAATCAAAATTTTTCGCAAATATATTGCATAGATGCCTGTTATGAAAAACCAGCTAGACTACCCTTATTGAAGAAATGTAAAGAGTGTGAAAACACTCTAAAACAGATAGGTAAACAGAATAGATACTATTGTGATAGTAGTCCCACTATATGTAGTAGGTCAGGTAAAACACACACTATATAGTATGCCTACTAGACACTGTATTAGTACAGTTTGTCACCTTTAAATAAAGAGTGGTTACAACATATAAAGAAAGGTGCAATATTGACATTTGCATTAGTTTTATTGTTGTATTGCTAGAATATACAAACACTATTGCACAAAGTTAATACATTGTGAAACATAATAAATAATTGTTGTAGTGTTCTGTAGTGTTGTGGTAGATATAGGGAGCTTAATTGATA